TCACTTCAGGACAAGGACATTCCTAGCCACGGTCCCGTTCGGCCCAAACGTCTTGTTGGCCATGAGGCAGACCTCGGCGGACGAAAGGCCCTTGAGGTCTCTTTTCAGCGTCTCGCCGAACTCCGCAGCCTCCATAGCGTATCGCTTGGCGATGGCAGGCTCGGCCTGGGCAATCGCGCGCCAAGGGGGCACATCGTGAATCCCTGAACCCAAACGCAAGACAGTGCAAAGTTCCTCATAGACGAGCGCCGTGGCCATATCCTTTACAGTCAGAACATTCAAATCAGGAGCTGTTGCGGCCGAAGACTCAGCGGCCGATGTGTTTTGCTGGCTTTCACCGGAGTCTGGCTGGCCGAGCGTAGATGCATAAATGCTATACGCCACCACGCCGATGATCACGTAACCAGATAGGACTGCCACAGTCCTAACTATCGAAGTGCAAGCTGCGGAGATCGACGCCCCAATCTGGCCAGCAGTCGCCTTTCCAAGAAGAACGTTCGCCGTGACTTTCAGTGAATAGACGGCCAAGAACAAAAGTACGAAGAAGGCCACGATCCCGAACATCTCGCGCACCTCCGCTACAGTGCTTGGTTAACTATCGCATCGAATGCATCCCGCCATAACAGGACCAACGGATAGGAACCACAGCGTAACGCAACGTAATTTAGCGTTGCAGTGGTTACAACCCTTAAGCCTCGCGTTTGACGTTCGTCGGATCTGCGGCAGCGGCGCGAATGGCTCGACGGATGCGTGTTCCAATCAGCTCGAGCAAAGCGGGCCACTCGTCCGGATCGCCCGCCAAATCAACTATTTCGGCGTAGCGCTCAGCGGCGATGCGGCCAAGATCGATGTCTGACAGGCGCACTGCCTCCTCGCGATAAACGCGCGCAACGCGGTCCACGACGCGGCCGAAAAGCTCCGGATCTGCGCGCCCCAGAGATGATGAAGGTGAAACAGGCGCAACAGGTTGCGGGAATTTGGGCCCGCTTCCTTTAGCGAGCCACTCAACGCAAACCCCCGTCTTGTCGACTATCGCGACTAGAGTGTCGAGCGTCGGCGCTCCCCCGCGCACCAGCGCTTGAAACGTGCTCGGTGGAAGCCCCAGAAACTGAGCGAAATTTCGTCCAGTCCGCTCACCCTGAAGCTCTCGTAGGCGGTCAGCAAAAGTCCCGACACACATCAGCGCAACCCTGACCCCGAGTCAAAGTCCCCAATCTAGCGAGCAAACCAGAAAAACTCATTGACTTTCAATGAGTTGATCACCGATGACCGAAATTAGGGTCAAAATGAACATTGACCCGCTCACATGCCTTGACAGTGAACCAAATTACGGTCACGTTTGCCCTATCAACCGTGACGACACACCCACCGCGCCGGAGCCTGCCAGCTCTGGCCACGAAAGGAACGGAGACGATGGCCACCCGCAAGGAGTGGGACACCCACGCGATCAAGGCCGAACTGGCGCGGCGTGGCTATACGCTCACCCGGCTCGCCCTCGACAACGGACTGCACGAGAGCGCCTGCAGGCGCGCGCTGAGTAGCTCGTGCCTGCCTGGCGCCCTGGTCATCGCCAAGACGCTCGGCGTCACCGTCCAGGAACTGTTCCCTGGCCGGTACCTCCGCCGTCCGAGCAACCCTGCCACGGCGGACATTGAGAAATCGAGTCTGAAATGCGCTGCCGGCGCGGACCGTGGAGCTGCTGCATGAGCAAGTTCCTGTCCATCGAACCGGCGGGCGCAGACAACGATCTCGCGCGCAAGACCCCCCTGAACCCTGGCCTCGACGCCAAAACGCGCGCGACGGCGGGGGAGGCTCAGGCCTCCTCCGCCCATCTCTTTGCGGTCCGCCGCTCATTCCGTTTCGCGGTTCACGCGGGCTGGTCGCTCGTCGCGCTCGGCCTCTTCTGCACGGCGGTCGCCATCTGGGCAGCCGCGATCGAGGGAGGCTGGTGATGACGCGCACTGACATGCGCCGGTGGCATGTGATGCCCCAGGGCCGGGATGGCCATGCGGTTGTGGAGAGCGTCATCGACGCAAATCGCTTCACCCGGATGAGGGTCATCGGGACATTCGACCGGCAGGAGAATGCCGACCTTACGGCGGACGCTCTCAACGCGCTCCACGGAGGCGACCCCGCAACGGCTCGTCGGCACTTTGAGCGATACGCCGCCGAGCACGAGATCGAGGTGCGCTACCCGAGCCCCTGCCAGCCAGCGGAGAAGGGCAAGGCCGAGCGCCGTCACGCATCGCAGGAGCGCGACATGGCCGCTCCGCCTATGCATGACCAGGGCCTTGCCTATGCACAGGCGCTGGCTCAATCCGTGCGCGGCGGAGACGGCGAGACCACGAAGGACGTGGTCGAGCGCGCCTTCGGCGCCAACCCGGATCTTGAGGTCGATGATCTGATCAGAAGCGCGATCATCGCGTCTCTCGATGTGCTGATGAGCAACGATGACGACGCACAGATGGTCGTGCTCCACCTCATCATCGCGCATTTCGGAGGCCGGCTACTCGCGCTGACTGGGGCCCACGCCGCGGAGATCAGGCGCCGAATTCTCGGCATGCAGGATCCTACGTGATGCGCGCGAAGATCTCTGCGAGCCGGTCCTTCGTGGCCTCGGCAACCTCCGCCAGCACGGCCGCTTCGGCGGCATCGCTTCCGGGTAAACCGAACTTCGCCACTTGGTTTTCCAGGTCAGCCCGCCAAGCGGCAAGAGCTGTCGCTTCGGTGCCGGTCTGCTTGGCCGCAAGCACCAGCAGCAGGCGCAGCACCAATGCATCGGCCACCTCGGCCCCCACAATCCTCGGGCTGACCTCTGACATTCCCATTCCTCCGACTCGGTTGGTTGCGCTCCCAGTCTGAGGACACGCGCCACCTGCGGCAAGTGGTGGGGCAGCCGGAGAGACGGCAACCGAAACCCCTCTTGGAAGTCCCATCAATGTCCATTCAAAGCATCGAAATCGCCCGCATCGAAACCACCGAGCGCCTGCGCCTGCTGCGCGACGTCTGGGTGGAGACGATGGTCGCCGAGATCGCGACCGGCCAGCCGCTGCCGCCGATCGAGGTGGCTGAGACGGAGATCGGATACCGGCTTGTCGCCGGCGCGCACCGTCTGGCTGCGGCGAAGAAGGCCGGTGCGGCGACGATAGAGGCGCGGGTGTGGCCCTTGCGTCAAGGGCCGCAGGATGAGGCGTGGCTCCGCCTCCGCGAGATCAAGGAGAACATCGTCCGCTATGAGCTGACGGAGTTGGACCGCGCGGTCGCCATTCTGGCCTGGAAGGAGATCTACGAGGGCTCTCAGCCGCTGCCAAAGCGCGGCCCGAAACCCAAGAAAGCCGCCACCCCTGAATTGATCGCAGAATCTGCGAAGAACTTCGTGGTGCGCTTCTCGGCCGCCGCCGCCGAGGCGATGGACATCTCCGAACGCTCCGTTCAGGTCTCCATCCAGATCGCCAGCGGGCTGGCAGCCGATACCCGGCAGCGCCTTTCGGCGACGCCGCTCGCGAACCGCCAGAGCGAGCTGCTGCAGCTCTCCCACCAGAGCGCCGAGCGCCAGTCGCTGATCCTCGATCTGCTGCTCGCCGAGGAGCCCGAGGCACATAGCGTCGCCGAAGCGATCGCGGTCCTCGACAAGGTGCCGCCGCCGCTCAGGATCACGGGCTGGGAGCGGGTCTCCGACCGCTTCTCTCGCCTCCAGCCGCCCGAGCAGTTCCGGTTCTTCGACGCCCATGCCGAGGCCATCGAGATGTGGGTTGCCGCCCGCAAGGCCGCGTCCAAGCCGACCCGCCGGAGCGCCTGACACCGATGAAGCGGCCGCGCGACACAGCCACGCTCGATCTCTTCCGCGACGCGCAAACGGCTCCGGTGGTGCCGCGCTTCGACGAGGCGGAAGTGCGGGCTTGGTCACGGGCGCGGCGGGTGTCGCGGGCGATCGCCCGGACGCTGGAGGATGACGGGCGCAGCCGGGAGGAGATCGCGGCGGCGCTGTCGGAGACGATCGACGAGAAGGTTACGCGCGCGATGCTCGATGCCTACGCCAGCCCGGAAAAGCCGCATGCGATCAGCGCGCTGCGCCTTGCGGGCTTGATCGCCGTCACCGGCGACCCGAGGGCGCTGAACACGCTGTTGGCCGACATGGACCTGATCGTGGTGCCGGGGAAGTACGAGGCGCTGCTGAAGCGCGAGCGCGCCCGCGAACTGAAGGAGCGGGCGGAGCGCGACGAGCAGGCGGCCGATGCGGAATGGAGGGCGCGGCGATGAAGGAGTGGCTGACGGCGCGAGAGATCGCCGCAGAGGCACTGCCCGAGATGCCGACGACGCACAGCGCCGTGGTGCGGCTGGCCGATCGCCTTGGCTGGGCAGATAGCCTGTCCTACGTCCGGCCGCGCGCTGGGCGTGGCGGCGGGCTGGAGTACCATGTCAACCTGCTGCTGCCTGAGGCGCGGCTCGAATATGAGCGCCGTCATCGCCAAATAGAGCGAGCGGAGCCCGCTCCGGCACCGGCGCTGGTACTCGGCGACAACCTGACCGATCGAGCCGCCCGCGAGCGGGATGCGCGGCTGGCCATCGTCGCGGCCTACGAAGCGTTTTCGAAGGGGCAACGGCTTTCCGAAGCGTCGCGGACGCAGATCTTCGTCGACCGCTACAATCTGCGCTCCATCGCCATCGACAGCTGGATCGTCGAGCTGGTGCCGCAGCTTTCCAAGCGCACGCTGGCCCGCTGGCGCTCCTTCAAATTCATGGGGCGGGCCGACCGGCTCGCTGTTGACCGCGCCGCAGCTCGCAAGGGTAAAGGGCTGCTCGATACCGCCGAGGGTGGCCGACTGCAGACCTTCGTTCTGGCGCTGATCGCGCACCAGCCTTTGCTGACGGCGAAGCAGGTGCAGGTGCAATGCCGCGCCAAGTTCGGCGATACATTGACGAATGTTGAGACGGGACAGGTGTTTTCCGTTCCTCCCGTTCGGACATTCCAGCACTTCATCAAGACGCTCAAGAGCACGAAGGTCGTTCTTCTGACCAAACTGAGCGATCCCGACCGATATCGGTCAGCGATGGCACCGTCGGGTGTCGGGACGTACCGCTGGGTCGGCGAGCCCAATACGCTCTGGATGATCGACGCCTCGCCGATCGATGCCTTGGACCGGGACGGACGGCGCCCAAACGTCTACGCCTGCATCGATATCGGAACGCGCAGGGCGATTTTCTACGTCAGTCACACCCCGAGGGCAGCCGCCGTCGCCCTGCTGTTGCGCAAGGCGATCCTCGCTTGGGGCGTTCCCGACAAGATCAAGACCGACAACGGCAGCGATTTCGTCGCGGCTGAGACGAAACGTCTATTCGCGTCGCTCCAGGTCGAGATGGAGCTTTCGCAAGCCTACCATCCTGAGGAGAAGATCCACGTCGAACGCGTCATCAAGACGTTCCAGCACGATTGCGCGGCGCAGCTTCCCGGCTTCATCGGTCACAACGTGGCCGACAGGAAACGGATCGAAGACCGCAAGACGTTCGCGCAGCGCCTGCATATGGAGACGGCCGACGCCTTCGGAGCAACACTCGATGAGCAGGACTTCCAGCGGCTGATCGACGGCTGGTCGGAGACAATCTATCAGCAACGTCCTCACGCTGGCCTCAAAGGCCGCACGCCTGCTTCGGCTGCCGCCAGTTCCTCCAAACCCATTCGGACGGTCGACGCGCGCGCGCTCGACATCCTGCTGATGCCGATCCCAGATCAGGGCGGCATTCGCACGGTCACCAAGCTCGGCATCCGGGTTGCGGGGCGGCACTACATCATCAACGCGGCGCTACCCAAAGACCGTGTCCTTGTCCGCATGGATCCGATGGACGCGGGCCGCGCCTATGCCTTCGACGCCGAAACTGGCGCCTATGTCGGCGAGGCGACCTGCCCCGAGCTATCTGGCATCAGCGCCGCGACCTTGCTGGCCGCCAAGCGGGAAATCACTGCCGAGCGGCTTAACAAGTCAGGCCGCGAGGTACGCAAGGAAATCAAGGACCTCATCTCCGGCCCGTCGCTGCTTGAGCGTGCTCTGCAGGTGGCGGCGCGCGACCTCCCGAATGTCATCCCCTTGCCGAAGCGTCAGATCCCGCACGAGACACCGGCGATCGCCGCCGCGCTGGAAGCGGCAACCCGCACCCCCGAGCCGGCTCCGTTCTCGGCACAGGTCGAACGGATGCACGCCGAACTGATGGCCGCCGCCGTGCCGACCATGCCAGCGGCGACCGACACGGTGCGGCCGATCCGCACGCAAGAGACCCCGCAGCAACGCTACCGGCGCGCTCGCGCGCTGATGGCGCGCCGCGAAGGCGGAGAGCCCATCTCCGAGGCCGACGCCTACTGGCTCGGCAATTACACCGCCGGCCCAGAGTATCGGGGCCAGCACGCTGTCTACGGGGAGGTCTGAGGTACCGCTTTGACTGCCGACCCTGCGGCAATTCGACTAACACGAGGCTAGAAATGAACGCGCATACTGGGGGAATTAGGGGGACCGTCGCGGCGTTGAAGAACGTCGCAGCCTGCATGGTCGCAATGAACAAGCTGCGCGATCGCGGGCCGGGGCGGCCGGGGTTGGGGGTGTTCTACGGGCACTCGGGCTTCGGCAAGACGTACTCGGCGATCTTCGTGCAGAACAAGACCCGCGCCGCGCGCGTCGAGGTCGGCGACAGCTGGACGCGGAAGACCTTCCTGGAAAAGCTCTGCGTCGAGTTGGGCTGCGAAACGCGCGGCACCATCTCGCAGCTGGTTGACCGCGCGGTCGAGACGTTGGTCGACGACGATCGGCCGCTCATCATCGATGAGGCGGACAAGCTCTGCGACAAGAACATGATCGAGATGGTGCGCCAGCTCCAGGAGGAGAGCGGCGCCCCGATCCTTCTCCTCGGCGAGGAGAAGCTGCCGGCGAAAATCGCCGAGGTCGAACGGGTGCACAACCGCGTCCTCGTGTGGGAGCCGGCACAGCCCTGCGATCTGGACGACACGCGAGCGCTTGCCTCATTGCTCGCCGGTCACCTGACGCTCTCTGATGACCTTCTGGACCGGATCCGCCAACAGTCTGGCGGGCGGGCACGGCGCATCGTCGTGAATCTCGATCTGGTCGTCGAAGCGGCGCGCAACGCCGGCCTCAAGGAACTGAGCACGACGACCTACACCGGCCAGTTCTACACCGGTGCAGCCCCTCGGCCGAGGAGCGCCGCCTGATGGCCATCGTGCTCGCCCTCAAGGTCGACAAGACCAAGCCGATCCGACGCGGATCGGCCTACTATTGGAAGGTTGTTCGCGACCTGACGGCGGCCGATCGCGATCGGCTGTTCACCATAGAAGACGTGCTCGGCCAGACCAACAGCGTCGACAAGGCGACAGTGCGCCAGTGGTTGACGAACCTGGTGGATGCCGGCATCGCGGCGCGCCAGGATCCCGCCCGGCCCGGCGCCCCCGTCCTGTTCCGTCTGGTCCAGCGGCCCAGCGTCCTGCCGCATCTCGCGCGCGGCGGCCGCGTCGTAGCTTCCGGTCAGGAGGCGATGTGGAACGCGATGCGGGCGCTGCGCTCCTTCACGGCCTTGGAACTGGCGGTGTCCGCTTCGACGGAAGAGCGGCCGGTCACGCTGGAAACTGCGAAGAGCTATGTCCATCGCCTTCAAGCGGCCGGCTACTTGACGGTGGAGCGGGAGGCAGTGAGTGGTCGCGGCGCCCGGCTCGCCGTCGTCCGACTGAAGAAGACGATGAACCGGGGGCCGCTCGCTCCTCGGATCCTGCGCACCAAACTCGTCTACGACCCGAACATCGACGAGGTCGTAGGCGAGGCCGAGGCGGAGGAGTTGGCATGATCCGCGGTCCCGAGCCCGGTCGCAGCCAGACCGATTTCCATGCCAACGCGCGGCGCGGCTGGGGCGACGTCCCACCCGACTGGATCGTTGCACTTGCCGAGGAGGCGACCCGCACGAGCACGGCCGAGGTCGGCAAGCGGATTGGCTACGTCGCCACGGTCGTCGGCCAGGTCATTTCCGCCAAGTACGGCGGCAACCTCGCCAAGGTCGAGGCGATGGTCCGGGGCGCCTTCATGGCGGAGACCGTGATGTGCCCGGTGCTCGACGTCATCGGGCGTGATCGCTGCCGCCAGGAGCAGTCCCGACCTTTCGCCGCGACGAACTCGACACGGGCGCGGCTCCGTCGCGCCTGCAAGACCTGCCCGCACAAAGAGGGATCCCCATGAAGATCAGTCAGCAGTTGGATGATCTCGGCCGGGTGCTCGCGAAGCTTGGAGGGGAGCACATCGTCGCTCCGATCCAGCGCGAGGAACTGATCGAGATCCTGAATAGCGATCTCGCGGATGGCTGCCGCCGCGCGGCGCGAGAGGTGCGCAGGCTGGAGAATGCGACCGGGGGGAACGCCGATGCTTGACGCTCCCGACCTGCGCACTCTGCCGCCGCTTACGGTGCTAGCCTGCGTCCAGGCCGTGGGCGTGATGTTCAACATCAAGACCGAGGAGCTCGTCTCCTACCGCCGTGAATTCTCGGCGGAGCGTGACATCGCCATCTGGCTGGCCAGCCGGCATACGGTCGAGAACCTGTTCATGATTGGGCGCCGTGTCGGTGGTCGTTCCCCGTCAACGGTTCACAGCGCCGTCGGCCGGGTCACCGAGCGGTTGCTCAACGACCCTGTCCTCGCGCCGAAGATCGTGCATCTGGACGAGATCCTGCTGGATGCCCGCCGCAACGGGGCCGCCAAGCTCGCCGAGCGGGAGTTGGTCGACCCCATCAAGGTCGCGGTCGACGTCGTCTCTGGTGGCGGACGTGCCAATCCGACTGCGCGAGAGGTGATGGCGTTGGCACTGGCCGTGGTCCAGCGCGCCATCGCGGATGGAGCCGTCGCGATCGAGATCAACGGCGAGGAACTGGCGCCGGAGGATCCGCCGCCAACACCGTCGCCGGTGATCGTAAGCCAGCCGTCGCCAAGGCTTGCCCAGGCGATCGAGCGCACGATCAGCGCCCATCGCCGCCTCAGCGACGCGAAGTTCACGCGCGACGAGCGGTCCGCCACAGAGGCCCTCTCGGCGGCTCTGAACGTCCTTCAAACCACCCTCAAGGCCGACTTTGCCAAGCCACAGGAGCGAGCATGAACACGAACACGACTACCGGCATCTTCGAGATCGCCGGCGAGCAGTACATGCGCGACACGCGCGGCGCCCTGGTGCCGGTCGGTGTCGTCAAGCCGATCGACAAGCTCATGGACGAGCTGGTGCGCAAGATGATCGGTTTCGCGGTCGACCTGTCGGAACAGATCGGCCGGTTTCGCGGCCATTGCTTCGACGACGTCGGCAGCTTCCAGGCGCTGATCGACCAGGAGTTTGGCGCGAAGCACGGTGGCGCGAAGGGCAACACGACCTTCACGAGCTTTGACGGCACGCTCCAGGTCAAGATCCAAGTCGCCGATATGATTGAGTTTGGCCCCGAGCTGCAGGCGGCGAAGACGCTGGTTGATGCGTGCCTGACCGACTGGGCGGAGGGGTCGCGCGATGAGCTGCGCGCTGTGGTCAACCGCGCATTCCAGGTCGATCGCGAAGGCAAGATCAACCGCGCCGAGATCTTCATGCTGCTGCGGGTCTCGATCGAGGACGCGCGCTGGAAGGCGGCGATGGACGCAGTGCGGGAGAGCATCCGGGTCATCGGATCGCGGACCTACATCCGTTTCTACCGGCGGCCGACGCCGGACGGCGATTGGTCGCCGATCTCGATCGACCTCGCCCGGGCGGGAGGCTGAGATGCACTCGGTTTTCCTTCCCAACAGTGCTCGGCTACTCGACTATGCGGTTACGGGCAAGAGTTCGGCCCGCAAAGCCGCGAAGACCGTCATCACGATCAAGCTGGAGTTCGACGATCCGGTCGATGCCGGCTTCCTTCTGCGCGATCTCGCAGAGGCCGACCGCCTTCAGCGTTCGCCCTACCGGCCCTCCGAGAAATCGCCGGTCGAGCGTTCCTTCGCCCGCGCGGTCAACGCGATCGGCGCTGACGTCCGCCCGCTCATGCTCACGCATCGTCGGGAGGGCTGACCACCATGGGCAACACTTCACTAAAGGCCAAGATCGCAGCCTTGCGGGCGAAGACGACGTCGGCGGGCTGCACTGAGGCCGAGGCGATGGCGGCGGCCGAGCTGGCGGCGCGCCTCATGGCTGAGCACGGCCTCTCGGCCAAGGAAATCGAGATGACGGAGGCAGCGACGCGCGAGGCGACCGTGCGCGCGACTTGGCGCGCCGACCTGGTGGCGACGATCGCCACCGTCACCAACTGCGCCGCGATCCTGACCGATGGCACTTGGTTGTTCATCGGCCGGGCTCCGGGGCCGGAGATCGCCGTCTACTTGAAGGTCATTACGTTCCGCGCCGTCGAGCGCGAGCTGGCGCAGTTCAAGACGTCCACCTTCTACCGGCGCCGGCGTTCGGTCGGGACGAGGCGCCAAGCGGCCGCCGACTTTGTCGCCGGCATGGTGACGCGATTGCGGCATCGTCTGCGGGAGCTGTTCGCCGCCTCCGTCGTCGAAGACCTCCGGCTCGAAGCCCAGGCGGTACTGGACCATCGGTTTCGCGGCATTTCCAAGCCGCTGGTGCCCGTGAAGCGTGATGAGCGGTTCGCCGAGGCCGCCGGCGCCGGTTGGCGGGCCGGCTCGGCCGTGCCGCTCAACCACGGTGTTTCCGGTGGCCTCGCTCCGCTCGCAATCGGAGGGCCGCGCGCATGATCACAACCGTCACCAACACGCTGCCCTGGTGGGCGTGGTTCGGCTTCGGCTTCGCGCTCGGCCAAGTCACGCTTGCCTTGCTGCTCGGCTTCGGTCGCACCGGAAAGGGGCACTGACATGGTGCTTGGCTACGACCGTTCGTGGCCGCCGCCGGCGCCGATGACCACCATCGAGGTCGCCTTGCCCACCAAGATGTGGGACGGGCTTCAAAAGAAGGCGGCGCGCGAGGGGATGCCGCTCCGCGTCTATCTCGGCCTGCTCCTGTCAGCCGCCTATACCGCCCGGGTTAAGCCCCAGGGGGACGTCGAGATGGAGGCGGCGGTGGCGAGAGCGTTCTCGCGACGGCCTGCTTCCATCGGCAAGCGGCCGGTCATCAAGGCAGAGCCGAGGCCGTCGGAGACGCCGGCGGCCGCCGAAAGCCCGGTGTCTGAGCCCATCCGGATCGAAGCGCCCGCGATCAGTGAACCGCTGTTGGAGCCCGAGCCCGATCCCGCCACGACGCCGACGCCCGAGATCAAAGCGCCGGCGATCGCCGCCGCCGCTCCGGCGCTCACCCCAGGCCAAATCCGGCTGATCCGCGCGTACCGCTCATTGAAGTGGCTGCCGAAACAGATCGCTGATGCGGTGGGCGTCGATGTCGAACTGGTGCGGCGCGAATTCTATCCGGGGAGGCCGTGATGTCCGGAAACGGCATGAGCTGGATCGATCGCTGCCAGCCTCGGGAGGCGGAGGATCCGCCTCCGCCTCTCTCAGGCCCGCCAGGCCGTCTGGAGCAGCTGCGCCCCGAGCGCGTGGCGCTGCTGGCGTCGGTCCATCTCCGCGTCCGCTCCTCACGCCAGGAGCGGATCCGCAGGCGGATCGCCGACCTCACCAACCAGATCCTCATGGAGGAGCGACATGGCTAGAAGAACGAGGCTTAGCCGGTATCAACCGATGAGCAAGTGGACGCCGCAGCTTGCCCTTCGCCGGATGCGCTGCCGGATTGAGGACGCAAAAGCCGCCCTTGCCGACGTCGCGCTCATCTGGAGCGACATCGACGACTTCATCGCGGTGCGCGCCGACGAACGCATTCAGGATCTCGATGCCTTCATGGCGGAGGTCCAGGAGGCGGTCCGGGAACGTCAGGAAGCCGGCGAGGAGTACTCACTGTGACCGCCGCGCTCGTCAAGAAGATCCATATCGCGAAGTCGCAGCTCGCGCTGGCCGACGAGACCTATCGCGACATCCTGCGTCGCGTGACCGGACAGACGTCATCGAAAGCCTGCTCGGAGCGCCAGCTGGAGGCCGTGCTGGTCGAGTTCAAACGCCTCGGCTGGGCGCCTAAGAGCCGCAACGCCTATTCCGATCGCCCATACGTCCGCAAGGTCTACGCACTGTGGAAGGAGGCTGCTCAGGTCGGCGCGGTCGCTGATGGCGGCAAAGTCGCGCTGAGGTCCTTCGTCGAGCGACAAACGCGGCCGGAGCCGGGCACGACAGGCAAGGAGGCGCCCGAGTTCTTGACGCCGGCGGAGGCCAACCGCGTAACCGAGGCGCTGAAGGCGATGATCGCGAGGGCGCCGGGATGAACGAGGCCGTCGACGGCGACCTGTCAGGCGTGCTCGCCGATATCGCGGCCGTCGCGGGCCGGGATGCAGCGCTTCGCCTGGCGGCAGCCTACGGCGGTACGCGGATCAAGATCCCCGGGCGTTTGAGGTCGGGCGGATGGCTGGTGCGCTGCGTCGGCGAGGAGGCCGCGCGGGCGATCATCGAGCACTACCGGGTATTTGACGCCGATGGCCGCACGCCGGCGACCGTGATGGTGTTACCGATTGGCTGGAGCGGTAGCATCACCCGCGCCCGGCGGGCGGCAACCAAGGCGGCGGTGCAAACGCTGGAGGCTGGCGGCAGTGTGCGCGAGGCGGCGCGGCGGGCCGGCGTCGCCGAGCGAACGGCCTGGCGGATCGCTCGTAGATTGAAGGTCCGCGATCCCCGGCAAGGGGATCTGTTCTAGGGCGCCGATCGGCTGTAGAGTTCGCGTCGCGCGAGGGCTCGACGGCGGTTGTGGCTGACAGATGTCAGCCCCCATTTCGAGACGACGCGGCGGCACTGTGGCGGCGATCCCAACGGACGCCGCCAAATGTTTGCTCCCCTGCCTCCCGCCTATGCCTGGCTGTACTCCGAGCCCGGCCCCTATTCGCTGCTCGCGATGCTCGCGATCCACGGCCTGCGCGAGGCGCCGGGTGAGGCGAACAATCCCTTCATTCTCGCCATGGGCGATTTCCTCGGCCTCAAGGAGACCTACCTGAAGGACAGCACCGCCTGGTGCGGTCTTGGCAAGGGCTGGGCGACCAAGATGAGCGGCTTCGAGCCGGTCAAGGACCCGTTGTGGGCCTTGAACTGGGCGAAGTGGGGCAACCCGGCCGATGTGCCGATGCTCGGCGACACTGTCGTTTTCAAGCGCATCGTCGACGGCGAGGCGTTCGGCCACGTCGGCGACCTCCTCGGCGAGGACGCCACCCACTTCCATGTCCTCGGCTGCAATCAGTCCGACATGTGCTGCATTCGCCGGTTCCCCAAGGAGCCGTGGCGCGAAGGCATGGACTTCGGCCTCGTCGCCGTGCGTCGGGCCAAGTGGCGCATCGCGCAGCCGCAGAACATTCGCCCCGTCGTCCTGAGCGCCGACGGGGCTCCCTCCAGCACGAAAGTGAGCTGACATGTGGTCCCTCCTTGCTGCCGTTCTCATCGCCTGTCTCGGTGCGATCTTCGTCTGGAGCGCCTACGTCACGGCGGCAATCAACCCGCGCCGGCCGCGTTTGCGGAACTATCCCGTCGCCACGTTCGGCGGCGGCTCCATGGCTGTCGGTGGTCTCGGCTACCTCGCGGCCCGTCTCGCCGGCGTCGTCGGCAGCGCCGGTCTGTTGATCGTGACGATCCTGGCGCTCGGCTCGACACCCGCGCTCGCCGCCGACGGCAGCGGAGTGGTGGTGCCCTGGGGACAGTGGGTGACGGACGGCCTGGGCTACGCGCTTGAAGTCGCCGGTCTGTGGCTCGTCTGGGCGCTGCGCGCGTGGATCCCGGACACGCTGCGCCAGTACATCGTGAACGAGGTTCTGAAGAACGCGACCCACTTCGCGGTGGCCGTGACGCCTGGTGCGGTGGCGGGGCAGTCGGTGTCTCTGCCGCAGACCACGCCCCTCATCGCCAACTTCGAGTCCTACGTCATCCAGAACGCGCCCGGCATCGCGCGCTGGCTGGGCGATACGCTGCGCAGCAAGGCGATCGCCCGCCTGTCCAGCGCCGGGATGCTGCCCGCCGACTTCGACCCGGCCAAGGTCTGATCATGCCGCTGCTCCGCCGCCTCCTCGATCTCGCCATCCGCGTCGCCTGCTGGTGGATCCAGCGTGACACCGAAGTTCGGGCTCAAGGGGCGGCCGAGAACGCCATCGTCGCGGGAGCCCTGAAGCATGCGGACGCCGAGGAAGATCGGGCGCGGGACGCGCGTCTGGCGGCAGGTCGCGCCGCTGCTCGCGATCCTGACGGCATCCTGCTCACCGATGACGGGTTTCGGCGAGACTGACCCGCCGGCGCCCGAGACCATCACGGAAGTCCTGGGCCATGTCGACTTCTGCGACGCGGCCCGACCGATCTACTGGAGCCGCCGAGATACGTCCGAGACGGCGAAGGCCGTCAAGGAACACAACGCTGTAGGAGCGGAATTATGCGGGTGGGGGAAGTCGTCGTCGGACCGGAAGCCGTCGCCATGACGGTCGCGGCCGCCATCAAAGCACTGGTGCTCTCCACCGCGCTGGTGATTGTTTCCGTGCTCATCGCCTTCTTCGGCCTCCTGGTACTCGGTATCTCGTCAGCGACGCCGTCCGGCGCCGCCGGCCGAGGCTGGCCGGGGCCGCACGCTGTCGAGGTGCTGCAGGTCCAGGACGCGGACACCATCGTGGTGCGGATGCGAGATGGTCCCTGCGGCCGTGGGCCGTGCCCCGGCGCCGAGATCTCGGTGCGCGTTCGCGGGGTGGACGCGCCCGAGGTCCATCTCTGCCGCACCTCGACATCGCAGTCCTGCGCCCAGTGCGACGCCGAACTGGTCGCCGGCCGCCAGGCGGCGGCCGCCGCCAAGAAGCTCCTCACCGGCGCCGCAGTGCGCATCCGGGACATCGGCCCCGACCCTTACTGGGGCCGCTATGTCGCGACCATTGAGCTGCTCTCCGGCGGCGCCTGGCAGAGCTACGCCGACATCCTGATCTCCCGCGATCTCGCCGTGCCCTACGACCCAGCCGGGGCCGGCACCTATCGCAAGCCCAAGCCATGGTGCGCTCGCGACCAGCCGGACAAGGCGCCGGCCGGGTCGGCCCAGCGGACAGAGGTGCGGTGATGAACGTCGCCGACATCAGCCCCTGGTTCACGATTGCTCTGGCGTCGGCGAGCCTCATCGGCACGCTCTGGGCGATCATCTCAAAGCCCGGCGCGAAGGCCCAGGAAGACGTGCAGCGACTGAGCGCCATCGTGGCCGACAAGGCGGAGCAGATTGAGTTTGCCGAGTTGGAGGAGCGTGTTCGGGTGACCGAAGGACAGCTCGCCGCCGTTCGTGCCGACCTGCAGCACCTGCCCGACAAGGACACGTCGCACCGCATGGAGATGGCGATCGCGCGGCTCGAAGGTCGTCTGGAGACCATGGACGAGCGGCTGAAGCCCGTCGCGGCCATGGCGAGCCGGATGCAGGACTTCATGTTGGAAGAGGCCCGCAGCAAATGAGCATGGACAAGATCATCCGCGAGGAAGCGCGCCTCATCATGCTGCGCACCCTTGATGAGCAGCCGTCGGGCCAGCTCAATTCCGCGCTCCTGCAGGCGAGCCTGGAGAGCTTCGGCATCGCGCGGACCCGCGACTGGGTGCATGAGGAGATGCGTGTGCTCGCTGACCTGGGCGCCATCGCTGTGGTGGAAGCCGGGACCGTCCGTGTAGGCCGGATGACCGCCAAGGGCGCCGACCACGTTCACCGGCGCATCGCCATCGAAGGCGTGAAGCGTCCGTCGCCGGAGGTGTGAGGCATGATCGGGCGCGGCCGCCTGTCCTCGATCGAGCTGCTCGGCGAGGACTACGAGGACATCATCACCTGGGCCGCCGGCGAGCTGCGCGAGCGCACCCAGCTGCAGATCGACATCCTCGAGGAGCTGAACCGGCGCTTGGCGGCGCGGGCCGAGGAGATTGGCGACGACTTTACGCCGATTTCAAAGGGGGCTTTCAGCCGGTATTCCGTGCGCCTGGCCAAGATCGCCCGGCGCCTGGAACACACCCGCGAGATCTCGCGGGTGCTTACCGATCGCTTGGAGCCCGGCGACACCGACAACGTCACGATCGCGCTGGCTGAGGCGATCAAGTCGGCCGTGTTCGAGGCGATTGGCGAGGCCGGCGAGAGCGGCACGCCGCTGATGGACCTGAAGTTCGCTGGCGACGCGCTGAAGTCCGCGGTCGCGGCGCAGAAGGTCTCATCCGATCGCCGGGCCAAGCTGGAGGCCGAGATCAAGGCCCGCGCCGAAGAGGAGGCGAAGAAGGCGGCCGCCGCGCTGGCTCAGCAGGTCGCCGATGCCGTCGATGAAGCCGCCACCGAAGCCGGCATCTCCGCCGACCGCGCGGCCGAGATCCGTTTCAAGATCCTTGGCATACGGCAGCGGCCCGTCGAGGCGCCGAAGCCGTCCGGCCCGTCGGTGCCACCGACATGACCGCTCAACCCGACTACGCCAAGCTCATTGGTCCCGAGCTGACCTCCGGGCAGATTTTCGCCGAGTTCTTCGCGCCCTCGGCGTTGCCGCTCGGCCATGATCCGCTGGGCGACGGCATTCTGATGGCGCATCAGGTCGCGTGGATCGAGGATCTGTCGCCCCTGAAGCTGGCGGCCAAGGGACGCCGCACCGGTATCACCTACGCCGAGGCTCTCGACGACACGCTCATCGCGGCGACGTCGCGCGCCGGCGGCGGCTCCGACGTCTTCTATATCGGCGACACCAAGGAGAAGGGCCTCGAGTTCATTCGCTACGTCGCGCATTTTGCACTCGTCGTCTCGCACGAGCTGGCGGCGACGGTGCAGGATTATCTGTTCCCGGATGAGCAGCCAGACGGCAGCACGAAGTATATCGCCGCCTATAAGGTGACCTTCGCCTCGGGCTACCGCGTTGTCGCCCTATCCTCACGCCCGGCCAACATTCGTGGCTTGCAGGGCATCGTCGTCATCGACGAGGCCGCCTTCCATCCCAACGTCTCCGCCGTGCTCGACGCGGTCAACGCGCTTCTGATCTGGGGCGGGCGGATCCGCATCATCTCGTCTCACAACGGTGAGGACAACCCGTTCAACCTGCTGATTAAGGACACCGAGGCAGGCCACTACGACTACAAGATCCACCACATTCCCTTCAGCCTCGCGATCAAGAACGGCCTCTATGACCGCGTCCGGCTCATGCTCGGCGAGGAAGCTTGCGCACAGCGCCTCTGGACGCCGGACAAAAAGGGCTTCGAGAAGTGGGTCTCGACGATCGTCCGCTCCTACGGCCCGCGCATCGAGGCGCGCGACGAGGAGCTGGAGGCGATCCCACGCAAGTCGTCGGGCGTCTACTTGCCGCGCGCCCTCGTCCAGAAGGCGCAGGACGCCTCGGTCCCGACGGTGGCATGGTCGGTGGCCGAGACCTTCTACCTCCGCAACGATCGCCTCGCCGTCGCGAAAGAGTGGTTCGAGGACAAGGTCCGGCCGCTCCTGCGTAAGCTCAACCCCTTGCGCGCCTCCGTGCTCGGTCAGGATTTCGGCCGCAACGGCGACCTGTCAGCGATCCTCGTCGCGCAGGAAGCGGACGTCGCTCGCTGGCGGTCCTCCTTCCTGATCGAGCTGCGCCGCGTTCCTTTCGACGTGCAGCGCTGGATCCTGTTCGAGATCCTGCGGGCGCTGCCGAACTGGCTCGCCAAGTTCGACGCGCGCGGCAATGGCCAGAGCCACGCCGAGGCCGCCGCCCAGGAATTCGGCCTCGACCAGGTCGAGTGCGTGATGTTCACGGCCGCTTGGTACGCGCAGCACTTCCCCGACTACAAGGCCGACCTCGAGGACCAGAGCTTCATCCTCCCTGGTGGCGAGGATGTTGTTTCCGACCATCGCTTGGTCGTGCTGCGCAATGGCTTCCCGGCGATCTCCGACGGGCACGTGAAGGGAAGCGACGGCGAGGAGCGGCACGGCGACAGCGCGGTCGCGGCTGTGCTTGCGCACGCCGCCAGCCGCGCCGATCGACACGACTACGGCTACCAGAGCGCCTGCGATCTGGCCGGGCCGCCGATGCCGCACTCACGCGACGATGACGACAACGCCGGCCGCCGCCGGCTGTGGGGGTGACCATGGCGGTGACGATCCTCGGGCCCGACGGCCTGCCCATCAACCGTGCGCTGCTCTCCACGGAGATCGCCATGCCGACCGTCGGTGGCGTGCGCCGGATCAACGAGGAGCGCGTCGCCGCCGGCCTGACGCCGGACAAGCTCGGCCGTATCCTGCGCAGCGCCCAGGAGGGCGACCACCGCGACTACCTCACCCTCGCCGAGGAGATGGAGGAGCGCTACATGCACTACGCCAGCCAACTGCAGACGCGGCGGCTGGCGCTTGAGGGCATCGAGTTCACCGTCAATGCGCCGCAGGGCTGCCCCACGAAGATCGTCGATCTCGTCCAGAGCTTGATCGCCGATCCAGAATTCCAAGGCGGCTCCGGGGCGCTCGGCGATGCCGTGCCAAAAGGCTACTCCAACGTCGAGATGATGTGGGAGTACGAAGCCGGCGCGCTGCGGCCGGTGGAGTACGTCTGGCGCGATCCGCGCTTCTTCGTCTTCGATCGGCTCTCAGCGCGCCAACTCCGCCTGGCGGTGGACGGGTCGGTGGACGGGGAGGAGCTTCCTCAGGCAAAGTTCATTCGACACGTGCCGACGACGCGGATGGGAATTCCGATCCGGCGCGGCGTCGCCCGGACCGCAGCGTGGGCCTTCATTGTCCAGAGCTTCGCGCTGCAGGATTGGGCCGCGTTCGCCGAGGTCTATGGGATGCCATTCCGCCTGGGCAAGTACCATGCTTCGGCGACGGACGAGCAGAAGCGGACGCTGCTGCGCGCGGTGACGTCGATCGCCAATGACGCGGCGGCGATCGTTCCAAGCGGCATGGAGATTGAGTTTCACGAGGTCTCGGGTACGCAGGGCGCTGCCGTCTTCGGCGATCTGCTCGAGTACATCGACAAGAACGTCAGCAAGATCATTGTCGGCCAGACGATGACGGCCGACGACGGCTCCTCGCTCGGCCAAGCCAAGATCCACAACGAAGTCCGCCTCGACATCCTGCGCGCCGACTGCCGTCAGGAGGCGATCACGCTCAACCGCGATCTCATCCGGCCGGCCATCGACCTCAATTTTGGACCGCAGGAGGTCTATCCGACTATCGCCCGGCACGTCGCGGATCCCGAGGATGTGACGGCGCTGGCCGACGGCGTCGCCAAGCTCGTGCCGATGGGCCTCAAGGTCACCCAGAGGCAGATGCGAGAGAAGTTTGGGCTGTCGGAGCCAGAGAAGGATGACGAGCTGCTGACGCCGCCGGCGGCCGCCACGTCACCTCCGGCGGCAGAGCCGGGGGCCAGGCCGGGCAAGACGCCAGCGCCGCAGCCTGGCGACAAAAAGGCCGGCAAGCCCGCCAAGCTCGCCGCCGGGCTCGCCGGCCACGTCGTCGGCTGTCGCTGCGGCGGTTGCCTCGCAACGCTGGCGGCCGAGGTGGCCGATGATGACGGCGTCGCCGAGGTCGACCGCTTGGCCGAGGAGCTGACGTCCGATTGGGAGCGGCTGTCGCAACCGCTGCTCGGCCCGATCGCCGCCGAGCTGCAGGCGGCGACGAGCTACGAGGACTTCCGCCGCCGGCTGAACGACGCCCTGGCCAAGATGGACACGACGGAGCTGGCGGATCGCCTGGCGCGCGGCATGGCGATCGCGCGCGGCATCGGCGACGTCAGGGACTGATATGGCTGGCCCCGTCGCCCAGCGCGGTTTCGCGACACCCCCGGAGGTAACGGGATACTGGCGCGGCAAGGCGCTGCGACCGGCCTTCAGCTACCTCGACGTCTACGGTGAAGAGCACGCGCACGCGATGACGATCGCCAAGGCGACATCGCTCGACGTGCTGGCGAGCTTCGACGGCGCCATCGACCGTGCCATCGCCGGCGGTGCGACCTTTGAGGCCTTCCAGAAGGACATTCTCGGCCAGCTCAAGGCGATCGGCATCACCGGGCCGATCAAAGTCGACGACGACGAGGGCGGCATCGCCGGCAAGCAGCCGATGGCGCGGGTGGACTTCACGCATCCACGCCGGCTGAAGGTGATTTTTCAGTCGAACATGTCGTCGGCGCGGGCGGCGGGCCAGTGGGATAGGATGCAGCGCACCAAGCAGGTGCTGCCCTACATCCTCTACGTCCGGACCACGGCATCTGATCCGCGTCCGGAGCATCTCCACTGGGTCGGCACGATCCTGCCGATCGACGATCCGTTCTGGCGCACGCATTTCCCGCCCAATGGCTGGCTGTGCAAGTGCTCGGTGCGCCAGATCGGCAGCGTCGAGCGCGGCCGGCTGCTGGAGGCGTCCAAGGGCTCCGACGGCGTCTGGTATACCGATCAGGCGCCGCCGATCGTCACCAAGCCCTGGCGCAACAAGCGGACCGGTGAGGTCATCCAGTTGCCGCAGGGCATCGATCCCGGCTGGCACACCAATCCCGGCATCGCGCGGTCGCGCTCGGTCTTGGACATCTTTGTCGACCGCCTGGAGCGCAGCTCACCCGATGCGGCCCGGTTCGCGATTGAGCGGTATGCGGCAGATCCGAGTTTTGAGACGGCGGTCTACCGGGCCGAGCAGGTCGGCGCGCGCCGAGCGCAACTGCGACAGGGCGGAGCGCCCAGCCACGAGATCGACCAAGTGGCGCCGTGGCCGTCCGAGCGCCATCCGCTGGGGGTGTGGCCTGACGATCTGGGTGAGGAGCTTCGGCCGACGAGGCGGGTCGTCACGGCGTCGCCGGCGTCGATGGCTCACACCCCCGACCACCACTACGCGCCATCGACCTGGTCGCAGGTACAGGACCTCATCACCTCGGCCGAGGCGTGGCGGGATGCCTCGGATCCTCATCATCCTGACAAGGTCGTGTTCGTCCGACCCGACGGCAATTATTCCTGGTACCTGGCAACCGAGCTGCGAGGTGGTCAGATGGAGGTGGTGACGCTCTTTCGCGCCTCGAAGCGCTACACGCATCGTCGATTGGCGGGGCTGGCGAAACTACGAGAGGGGAAAACGTGGCGGTAGGCCGTAACCCCTACACTCGCCCGAAGGCTATCGAACGGCGCCCGAAGGCAATGGCTCGCCACGTCCGCAATATAGGCGGTGCGGGTCCGAACCGCAACTCCGCCACACAAGGCCGCTGGCCGCCCACGCCGCCTGGATTGAGCCGATGTAGCACCTGAGCGACCACTGCCGCTCCTGCCCCCCTCAAAACCCCTTTGATGGGCGTCTGGAAGGGGGTACGGTACAGGCATTCCGACGACGCGGAACGAACCGGCCGGGGCTGACACCTGTCAGCCCCCGAAACGCATGGCGACGCACCTAGTGTCTCCGCCATGCAACCGCGATCCCTGTCCCTCGCCACTCTCTCGGCCGCGCCGGTCTCGATCGGCGCCGTGCTCGTCGATCTCGCCGCCGAGACGGCCGCCACGCCGCCGGAGTGGATTAAGCTGGCGCCGCGCGGCGCCGTGAAGACGCGCGACGGCCGCCAGTACCAGTTCGCGCCCGAGGATTTGGCGGCCCGCTTCGCGGCCGACGGGATCGACCTGCCGATCGACGTCGATCACGCGGTCAGCAAGGCGTCGTTCTCTTCGTCGACCGCGCCGGCGGTCGGGTGGATCAAGGAGCTGCAGGCCCGACCGGACGGCCTCTACGGCCGCGTCGACTGGCTCGACACGGGCAAGGCGCTGCTCGCCGCCCGCAGCCATCGCTACATCTCCCCTAGCTTCCCGCACGACGATCTCGGCAAGGCGACCTGGATCCATTCCGCGTCGCTCGTCGCGGCGCCGGCGCTGCCCAACATGCCGGCGCTCGCGTCGGCCGATCCGCAAAAGGAGCCCCAAACCATGAAGACCATCCTCGTGGCGCTCGGCCTGCAGCCGACCGCCTCCGAAGCCGAGGGCCTGGCCGCGCTCACCGCGCTGCAGGGCAAGATCGTCGATCCGGCGGCCGTCGTCTCCAAGGCCGTTCACGACGCGGCGCTGGCGCAGCTCGCCGCCGCGACGACCAAGCTGACGACGATCGAGACCGAGACGCGCGGCCGCGAAGTCGCCGGCGTCATCGACGCCGCGCTCACGGCCAAGAAGATCGTCCCGGCCCAGAAGGACCACTACCTGGCCCTCTGCTCGACCGACGCCGGCTTTGCCCAGGTCAAGGCGATGCTGGCGGTGACGCCGGCGATCCTCGGCGCCAGCGGCCTCGACAACAAGGATCCGGCGAAGGGCGGTGGTGGCGAACTGTCGGCCGAGCAGCTCGCCGTGTGCTCGGCCCTCGGCATCAACCCCGAGGACTACAAGAAGACCCTCGCGGTCGCCTGATCGGCGCCGCCAGCTCGCGAAGGATCGAGACGATGGCTCTCATCAAGGACCGCAACACCAAGAGCCGGCTCCCCGGGAATTGGCATTACCCCGTTGCCGCCGCCACCAAGATCTACGGCGGCGCGCTCGTGGCGCTGAGCGCGGCGGGCTACGCGGCTGGCGGCGCGACCGCCACGACGCTGGTCGCCGTCGGTCGCGCCGAGGAGGCCGTCGACAATTCCGGCGGCGCCGCCGGCGACAAGCGCGTCCCGGTGAGCCGTGGCGTCTTCCTTTTCGCCAACGCCGTTGCCGATCCGGTCGTCCAGGCCGACGTCGGCCGCGATTGCTTCATCGTCGACGACGAGACCGTCGCCCATTCGAGCGGCGCCAACACGCGCTCCGTCGCCGGCAAGGTGCGGGCCGTCGAGGCCGGCGGCGTCTGGGTCGAGATCTGACGCGCCACACCCAGCGCGACCGGGCAACAGGAGAGACCCATGATCATCAACCGCGCCAATATCGAGGCGCTGCAGATCGGCTACCGCACCAACTTCCAGGGCGGTTTTGGCGGTGTCACGCCGAGCTACGGCCGCGTCGCCACCACGGTGCCATCGACGACGGCCGAGAACCTCTATCCGTGGCTCGGCAACCTGCCGGGCATGCGGGAATGGATCGGCCCGCGTGTCGCGCACAACATCTCGACCAGCACCTACAAGGTCGCCAACCGGACCTGGGAGGACACGGTCAAGGTCAACCGCGACCACATCGACGACGATCAGATCGGCATCTACGCGCCGCTCTTCACCATGCTCGGCCAGGCCGCCGCGGAGCACCCCGACCAACTGGTGTGGGCGCAGCTCGCCGCCGGCTTCTCGACGGTGTGCTTCGACGGCCAGTTCTTTTTCGACACCGACCATCCGGTCAAGGATCCGACGACGGGCGTCGAGACCTCAGTCTCCAACATGCAGGCCGGCGCCGGCGCGCCCTGGTTCCTGCTCGACACGACGCGGGCGCTGAAGCCGCTGATCTACCAGGAGCGCCGCAAGCCGGTCTTCACCAGCTTCATCAACCTCAACGACCCCAACGTCTTCAACAGCAACGAATTCGTCTGGGGCTGCGACGGCCGCTGGAACACCGGCTTCGGCTTCTGGCAGATGGCCTTCGGCTCCAAGGCCGCCCTGACCCCGGAGAACCTGCGCGCCGGCATCCTAGCGATGTCGCAGTTCAAATCCGATGAGGGCAGGCCGCTCGGCGTCAAGCCGAACCTGCTCGTGGTCGGCACGTCGAACCAGTTCGTCGCGCGCGACATCCTGGTGCCCGAGACGATCAACGGCACCTCGAACGTCAACCGAGGCCTCGTCGAGATCCAGGTCTCGCCGTACCTCCCCTGAGATCCCGCGCGAAAGGGCGTGCTGAAGCCGGCCGGCGGAGGAGCTGCCATGGCCTGCCGGTGGAGCGCCCGAGTAGGGGTGCCGGTGCCCGGACACCGGCTGCAACGACTGAGATATGGCCGTGACGGCGGGGAGAGACCCGCACCACCAATCAGGAGGCCGCCATGGCGAAGCCGAAGCGAACCACCATCGACAAGCCGGCCGAGGCGGCCGAGGCATCCCTCGCGCCCCAGGGGGCCGTCGAGCAGGGCGCCGTGTCCGATCCCGCCGAGGGCGCAGGCTCTGCGGCTTCGGAGCCGGAACAGACCGACCTCATCAAGGCGATCGCCGCGATGCCCGAGACCCCGGCGCCGGCGCCCGTCCCGGAACCCGACGCGCCGGCCTTGGAACCTGCCGAGCCCGTGCAGGTGACCGTCTCTCCCGCGCCCACCGTCTCCGCCGAGACGGCCCAGGCGATCAAGACACTCGCGACGGCCGCAGCGGCCAAGCTCCAGGCGGACGCCGTCGGCCGCGTGATCATCCGGGTCACCGCACCCGCCGGTCCGCGCCGCCGCGCCGGTTTCGCCTTCGGGCCGAAGCTGCGCGACCTCACCTTCGCCGAGATCCTCGACGCCGGCGGTGTGCCGCAGGAGGTCCTCAAGGCGCTCCTCGCCGACCCGATGCTCTCCGTCGCGCCGCCGCCCGACGCCTGATCGGGTCGGGTATCCCATTCGCCGGCGTGATTTCGCGTCGCCGGCGATCCTCGGGGGCGGCGGCACAGGGGATCGCCGCCGCCCCAACTTTCCCCGACGAGGCCCCGACATGGCGAATTTCTGCACCCTGGATGATCTGGTCGAGCGCTTTCCCGAACAACTAGCGCTGCTCGCCGCCGACGAGACCACCGGCATCCGCGACGATGTCCGCGTCGAGCGCGCCTGCCGCGACGCCTCGGCCGAGATCCGTGGCATCCTGTTCGCCCGCTACGCCTCCGACGATCTGATGCGCATGGACGAGGCGTCGGCCGAGATCCTGCGCGTCTACGCCATCGACATCGTCCTCTACCGGATCTCCGTCGCCTTTTCGCGGACCTCCGAGACCCTCAAGGAGCGCTACGACGCCTCCATCGCCCGCCTGACGGCGATCGCCGCCGGCAAGGGCGGCCTCATAATCCTTGGCGCCGGCTCGGTCGGTGACGATGCCGATGTCGGCGCCATCTCGCCCGGCGGCGTCGTCATTGACGCACCGGAGCGCATGTTCACCCGCGACCGCCTGCGGAGCTTCTGATGGACGGCGTCGGCATCACCATCGACGCCGCCGAGCTGGAGCGGGTCATCGCCAAGTTCGCCGCCGCCAGCCGTGCGCCGTCGGGCGACTTGATGGAGGCGCTCGGCGCGCTCGGCGAGAGCCAGACCCGCCGGCGCATCACCGACGAAAAGACCGGCCCGGACGGCCAGGCGTGGCCGAAGAACCTTGAGGGTACGCCGATCCTGCGCCGCACCGGCCAGAACCTGGAGGCGTCGGTCGCCTTCGCCGCCGGCGAGGACGAGGTGGAGTGGGGCGCGTCCTGGGAATACGCCCATGTCCACCAGTTCGGCGCGACGATCACGCCAAAGGCCGCCGACCGCCTGGTGTTCTTTGTTGGCGGCAAGAAGACGGGTGCCCGGAGGGTCACGATCCCGCCGCGACCGTTCGTCGGCGTCTCCGACGCCAATGGTCGTGAGATCGAGGACGAGCTGACCGCGTGGATGGGGAGGGTGTTCGAGCCATGACGCCGATCGCGCTCGTCGACCTCCTCGCCGCCGACCCGATCGCCCGCTATCAGGCGGCGATCGCCGATCGACTGGCGCAGTTGCTGCCCGACATCACCGTCAAGACACACCCCGGCAAGGTCTCCATCTCCCAGCTCGACGCCAAGGCGATCATGGCGACGCCCGGCATCGCGGTTGGCTGGTCGCGGGTGCGCGACGCCTCAGCCATCGACGGCACGGTGGCGATCACGGTCGATTGGATCGCCTACGTCGTCACCGAGCACAAGGTGATCGGCGGCCGCCGCGTCGAGCGGGAAGCGCTGGCCCTCGCCATCGGCTTTGCGCTCCTCGGCATCCTCGCCGATCCGACCGCTGCCACCTGGGGGGTGCCCCGCATCGCACCGCCTGCCGAGGCGCCGCCGGCGCAGCTCTCGCCCGTGTTCACGATCGCCGATCAGGCCGAGGGCACTTCGTATCTCGCCGTCACATGGTCGCAGACCATCGTCGATCAGGCTCCCGGCCTGTTCGAGGGCGCGGCACCGGCGCTCTCCGCCGCCCTCGATGGCGACGGTCGTGCCTCGGCCGAGGCTGACTTTGGCCCCGGCGACGGCGCCGTGCCGATCGCCGTTCGCGCGCTCTGGAGTGACCCCGCATGACCCCGATGGTGGCTGACGTCAATCGGCGCCTGATCCGCCGCGTCGTCGAACTGGAGCGCCGGCTCGCCTGCGTCGTGCTCACGGGCACGGTAGAGGACATCGACCATGCCAAGCGCCGCGTCCGGCTGGCGGTCGGGACGAACGCCTCCGGCAAGCCCGTTCTCTCCCCGTGGGTCCGCTGGGCCGAGGCGGGCGGCGACGGTTTGCTGAAGGTGCACGTCCCGCCGAAGAAGGGCGTCCTGATGACGCTCATCTCGCCGTCCGGAACGATCGGCGAAGGGTCGGTCGCGCACTGGGCGACCTACACCGACGACAACAAGGCGCCGAGTGAGGCGGATGACACGGCCGTACTTCAGGCTGGTTCGGTCGAGGTTCACCTGAAGGAGAGCGGCGCGCTCCTGCTGAAGGCGTCGCAGTCCATCACGTTCGATGTCGGTGGCGACGCCATCACCATTACCCCGGAAGAGATCCGCGCCGGCAAGGTGCTGCGCGCCAAGGGCGGCTCGCGCCCCGCCCACTATGTCGGCGGCGCCGACAGCGCCGGCGACCTGGCCGTCGACGGCAACGAAAACCTGCTGGTCTGAGGAGCTGAACATGCCGAGCTACATCGTCACCGATTACGCGCCGCCGAAGGTCGCCGGCCGACATGCCGTCGCCGGCGACGCGCTGGAGCTGACCGAGGCGCAGGCCCTCTACGAGCTGACCGCCGGCCACATCCGGCCGGAGCAGTCCGAGGAGAAATCGGCGCCGGTCGCGGCCGAGACGGATGGAAACGCCGCCGTCAAGTCCGGCTCAAAGCGCCGTTGAGGGGACCTTGAATGGCCGCGATCGCCTACAGGACCGGCATCGACCGAACGACGGGCAAGCCGCTCGTCGGCTGGATGCACGTCCAGCAATCGCTCGCGGTCATCTGGACGACGCGTGTCGGCGAACGCGTGATGCGTCTCACCTTCGGCTCCAACCTGCGGTCATGGCTCTCCGAGGACATCAATGCCGCGACCGCGCTCGGGATCTACGACGAGTTGATCACGGCCGCGCACCAGTGGGAGCCGGAGTACCGGATCACGGAGATGCAGCTCGTGAAGCTCGTCCGCGACGGCGTGCTCGGGCTGCGGCACGCCGGCATCTACTACCCTGAAGGACGGCTTGGGAACTACGGGATCGCGCAAGCCGTGGGCGGATCGCTCGCGCTTGCCGGCACGGCGATCGCCACGCGCGGGAGGGCCATCAATGCCTGACGAGGCCCTGACCTATCTCGCGTCCCTTCCGAAGCCGACGCTGATCGAAGAACTCGGCAACGACGTGATCGACATGGCGCGCCGCGCCGAGCTGGTCGCTCGGTTCGACGCGAGCAACGTCCCATACGACGCCGACCAGTTGGAGACCGACAGCGCCGTCATCCAGGTGCAGGAGGCGAGTTTCCGGGAGGTGGCGCTGCGCGCCCACGGCAACGATATCGCCAGGGGACGATATCGGCTCTTCGCCAAGAAGTCGGATCTCGACCATCTCGCCGAGTATTACAACGTCCGCCGGATGGACGGCGAGGACGACGACCGCCTCAATCACCGCATCACGCTGGGCCAGCAGGGGCAGAGCGTTGCCGGGCCGGAAGCCTATTTCAAGCGCTTGGCGATGGCCGCGTCGACCCGCGTTGCCGATGTTTCGGTCTGGCGCGAAGCGGTATTGCCGATCCTCCATCTTTCCATCTTGGCGGCCGACAACGGAGGCGTGGCTGACGCTGGCCTCCTGGCGATCATCAACGCTGCCGTGACTGCCGACGCGGTGAGGCCGATGTGGGCAGCCCACATCGTGGTCGAGAGCGCGGCGCGCGAGCTGGTGCCGGTGACCGCGCGGATCCGTCTGCTGCCGGGGACATCGCCCACGCTGCTGGACATGCTGGCGGCTGCGCTGCCGACCGCTTGGGCCTCTGTCGGTGGCCTCGGCCGAGACCTGACAGAGGCGTGGCTGACGCGCGCGCTGATGGCGGACGGCGTCTACGACGTGGAGCTGGTAACCGGCCCGCGCCAAGCCGCCGAACACGAGATGATCCGGATCGGTGCTGTCAGCCTGATCAATGGCGGGCGGGCGTACTGATGGAGCACTTCCGTCTCGCTCCTGACAACGCCACCGACCGCGAATTGGCGATCGCCGCCACGATCGACCCCTTTGCGCGTCTGGCGGACCTCTACAGCCTGATCCCCCAGGCCGATCGCAATCCGCCTCCGGAATGGATGCCCTACCTGATCGCCGAGTGGGGCCTCGGTGAACTGAGCCCCTACCTGCCCAACCTCTACGAGCTGGCGCGTGAAGGCGTTGACTGGCAGCGGATCCGGGGCACGCCCGGCGCGGTAACCAAGGGGCTCGGCTGGCTCGGCTACGCCGCCACCTATGAGGCGCAGCCGGCGCGCCGGCGCCGCTGGCACCTCTGGCAGATGGCGCTCTCGCGCCTGCCGGATGCCGAGCGGCCCGACCTTGAGCGGATCGACGGCATCGCCTCGCTGAGCGACGACGCGATCAGCCACTTCTGGCGCGGCTACCGGGGCTATGACGTTCGGGCGCTGAGTTGGAGCGGCAGCAGCTGGGGCGGCGCCATCTGGTCCGACCACTCCGGCGTGCGGATCACCGCCGGCGGCGCGGTCTGGTCGTTCGGTCGGCGCCATGAGGTCGAGATCGAACTCGGCGAGCCCGAGTTGACCGCGCTGGGCACATGGATCCCGAAGGCGGGCACATCGGGCGCGTGGTCGACGATGACGTCGCCCTGGTCGGAGATGACCTATCCCTGGGCCGCTCCATCGGCGCAGGCGCGCCGAGACGTCATCGCCGCCGCGCTTGTCGCCCGCCCCTGGTGGATCGTGCTTCGAGATGCCGAGGGCGCCGTGATCGGGGCCAACAGGGCGATCTGCCACGCCGTCGCCGAGGCGCTGGATGGTGCTTACGAATTCGGCGCCGGCCACGTCTCGCCGACGGCCACCCCGACCGGTGTCCTGGTCTGGGCGCGCACGCCCTTCGAAGCGGCGCCCGGCGCGGTCATCGCCTCCATCGACCTGGTGGCCGACGCCCAGCTTGCCGCTGGCGTGAAGCCTGGTCGCGCCTGGCTGCGGCCGGCCGACATTGATGTTGCCGCCGGCGTCACGCTGCCGGCGATCCCCAATCTCGACGTGACAATGGCCGCGACGATCCGCGAGCACGTCGTCTGCCTCATGAGGTTCTGACCATGTTCGAGCACGCCTCCGGGCTATCCGGTGCCTACGACCGCTCGCCGCAGCGCCTGACCGATGCCCGGCTGGTGTTCGTCGATGGCCGCGACAACTTTGCCCAGGGCGCCGAGCTGAACGAGCTGCAGGGGATCACCGAGCGCCGAAACCGGCGCGTGGGCGACATGGTGACCAGCGACGGCGCACGCATCACCGGTGCTGAGATCGTGCTCACCCGAGCATCGGCCGAGGCCCAGACCGGCACGGCCTCGCTCGCCGCCGGCAAGGTCTACGCCAAGGGCGACGTCCGCGACATCGTCGCCGCCGTGCTCACCGACGTGCCGATGACCGGCACCGTCCGCATCGGCGTGCGTCTGGTCAGCGCCCTAGTCACCTGGGAGGACGATCCGACCCTGTACGGTTTGGCGCCCGGCACGGTGGGCGAGGGTGAGGCCGGCGCCGCGCGCCAGGTCGAGACCGCCTCCTGGGCGATCGAGGGCGATGGCGGCGCGGGCGAGTTCTACCCGGTCTATACGGTCAGGGACGCGGCGGTGATCGACCAGACCGTCGCGCCGGACTTGACCGGCGTGAAGGCCATCCTGGCCGAGCAGGACTTCCAGGCCCACGGCCACTATGTCGTGTCGGGCTGCGAGGTGACGGCGCTCGGCAAGGTCGGCACTGCCCAGCGCTTCTCTGTCCAGCCGGGCATCGCCAACATCCTTGGCTGGAAGCGGTCGCGACGCTACGCCCTGACGCACGACCAGCAGGAAGAGCCCGAACTGGAGCTGATCGCAGCCGAGACACACCTCTACCCGTCGGCGGTGCCGGCCGTCATCACGCTGCGCAATCCGCCGGCGTCGTCCATCGACCAGGTCGTGATCCAGCGGCGACACACGGCGACCATTACGCGCGGCCCGGTGCCTGGCGGCATCGACGCCCTTGAGCACACCTCAGTGGTGGCGATTGAAAGCGTGTCGCAGGGGGGAACGCCGATCGCCGGCGCAGCCTATGCGCTCGCGTCCGACGGCGTGTCTTGGGCGCCGAGCGGCGTCGAGCCGGCGGCGAGCAGCACCTATCAGGTCACCTACCTGCACAATGTCCCGGTGGCACCGACCGTCATCACCGAGACGGCAATCCAGGTTGCCGACGGCGTCCCAGGTACGCCGGTGCTGGTCACCTATCACGCCAAGCTGCCGCGGACTGACCTGCTTTGCCTCAACGATGCCGGCGAGACGGCCTATGTGAAGGGCATCTCGGCGCGCAAAGGTGCGGCAGCGCCTATCGTTCCGACCACGCTGCTGAAGCTCGCCGAGATCCGCAATACGTGGATGGGCTTGCCGACCGTCGTCAACAACGCCACCCATTCGATCATCTTCGACAAGCAGGCGCGCTACAACGCCAACAACATCGCGATGTCGAGCGCCTTCAATCGGATGGCGCTGGAGCACGATATTCGCGGCCGGACCATCGCTTCGCTGAAGAGCTTCTTCACCGACCCGCTGGCCTCGGACTACTTCCGCGACGCAGGCGCGCCGCAGACGGCTGCCGTCGTGAACGGCTGCCTCGTGCTTGCCGTCGATCTGGTCGGCGTCGTGCTCCTCGGCACCCAGGCGTACACGCTGCCCTACGTCGAGGAGACGGTGGTCGAGCAGCTCCTGTCGTCCAGCGCGATGGCGATCAACCCCTACGCCAACTTCGTCAGCTTGCCGGCGGACATGCGGCTGGAGCCGCCTGTGGACTTCTGGGTCTCGCGCACGACCACCTTCACGTCGCCGGAAACGGCCGAGTTCACGACGGTCACCGACAACGTCCCGCCCGGCACGGTCACCTCCGTCACCACCATTACCGAGGTGGCCGAGGAGCGGCAGGAGGTGGCGACGACACTGCGGTCGATCGACGTCAAGGTGACGATCGACGGTTTCGGGATCGGCGAGCGGCTCGACAAGCTGACGTTCGACGGCGTCAGCGTCCTGCCGGCGGGCGAACTGCTGGCCGACGCCGCCGGCAAGATTGTCACCACCATCACGATCCCCGACGGCATCCCGACGGGCACCCGCCTCGTTCGCGCGGAGGGCGCGGCCGGCACCTTCAGCGAGGCCCTCTTCCATGGTGAGGGCACCATCCAGGTGGCAACGCTGCGGGAGATCACGCTCGTCACCCGCGCCGTCCGGGCGACGGTGGTGAACATCACCAACGTCACCAACGCCATGACGACGAGCGACAGCCACTCGGATTCCGGAGACCCGCTGGCCGAGACCTTCCTGCTGTCGGCGCCGCGCCAGATCATCGGCACCGACCTCCGCATCGCCGTCGTGGGCGATCGGACAAAGGGCATCCGCGTGCAGCTCGCCGGCGCCTCCAACGGGCAGCCGTCGATGGAGGTGCTCGCCCAGGCGTTCCAGTCGATGGCGACGCCGGTGGTCGGCGCGTGGGTCGCGCCGCGCTGGGCTCTGCCGGTCTATGTGCCGTCCGTCGACGAGCGCGCGATCGTGATCCTCACGGATGACCCGACGCATGCGTTGTCGATCGCCCGCCTCGGCGACGTCGTCACCGAGGCCGACGAGACCCAGTGGCGCATCACCGAAAACCCGTCGAACGTCGGCGTGCTCCTGTCGTCGTCGAACCGGCGCACGTGGACCGCGCACAATGACGCGGACCTTACGCTGCGGATCATCGCGGCTCGCTACACCGCGACCGAGCGCCTCGTTGAGCTTGGCACGATCGACCTGGTCAACGTCTCCGATCTCGTCGTGCGTGGCACCGTGGAGCTGCCGACCGAGGCCTGCTCGGTGGTGTTCGAGGTCGTCCGCGCCGACGGGACGGTGCTGACGGCGGCGCCGGATCAGACGATCGAGTTCAGCGAGTACGTGACCGAGACCGTGGCCGTCAGGGCGCGTCTCAAGGGCACGGCCACGCTCTCCCCGATCCTCTATCCCGGCGTCTCGGTTGGCCTCGGCCGGATCCGCCAGACCGGCGACTACATCTCGAAGGTGATCCCTTTCAAGGCGCCGCCGGCCGACTTGCGTGCGCTCTTCGCTGCCAACCTGCCGTCCGGCGCCACCGCGTCGGTCGACTGGGACGCGGCCGACAACAATTGGACGGCGCTCGCCGTCGAGGCGACCGAAGCCCTCGCGGACGGCTGGGTGGAGCCGACCTATCTCGACGAAGGGGTCACCGCGACAGAGGGCCGCATCCGCATCCGTCTCGCCGGCGGCCCGTCGGCCCGGCCCGAGCTGGCGCGCATCCGCGCCTTCACGATCTGAGGAGTACCCCATGGCCGTCAACGACACGCGCGAGCCGTCCCGCAACTACCCCATCCCGTTCGCTGGCGGCGAGGCGACGCCGTCGAACAACCTCGACGATGACATGAAGCGCGTCGGGCTCGCGCTGGCGGCGATCGGCATCGACATCAAAACGCTGATCCAGGGCCTAGCGACGAGGGCCGACATCGATCACGTGCATGCCATGGCCGCGATCGTCGGCTTGGTCGACGCGCTCGCCGGAAAGGCCGACCGGACTCACGCCCACGCGCTCAACGATCTGTCCGACGTCGACGTCTCCGGCGTGACGGCGTACCAGGTGCTCGCCTACATCGCGGGCAAGTTCGTCCCCTGGACGGTCGACCTCGGTCACGTCTCCGGTAACGGGATGCTGCGCGTCGATCAGCCGCAGGCGCTCTCCACCGGGGAGCAGGCGCAGGGGCGGACCAATCTCGGGGCGGCCCCTCTTGCCTCTCCGCACTTCACCGGCCAGCCCACCGGGCCGACGCCGGCGATCACGGCGGACAGCGATCAGTTCGTGACCGTCACGGCGCTGCGGCAGGCCATCGCCAACCTGGTGGGAGCCGCGCCGGGCGCCGTCGACACGATCGGCGAACTGGCGGCCGCGCTCGGCAATGACGCCAATTTCTCAGCCACCGTGCTCAACCTCATCGCCGGCAAGGCTGATCAGTCCGCGCTGGCGACCAAGGCCGACAAGACGGACCTCGCCGCCAAGGCGGATAAGGACAATCCGGCCTTCACCGGGGTGGTTCAAGCTCCCACGTTCAAGACCGCTGGCACCGATGCCCGCGCGACCGGGGTGAAGCTCGCCGACGGGACCGACCTCGGCGAGGTGCTGCGCGTCACCCAGAGTTACGACGACACGGTGGCAAACTGCGGCGGCAACATCCCGGCGGGCAACTGCAACGGCAACACCAAGTGGACGCCACCGGACGGAAACTGGTGGAACTGGGTCGGCGTCACGGGCATCTCGCGCGCGAACCCGAGCGGGTATCCTGCCCCGAGCACCTTCACGAACGCGCCGATTACCGTCGCCCTCGTCTACGGGAACTATGCGGTGACGCGGGACGAAATCGGCGGCCTGGAGCAGCACCGAAACGTGAACAACTGCAACTGCGGCGCCTTCAACTGCTACACCAATTGCGCCGCCAACTGTAACTGCAACTGCTCGTCGTGTTGCTTCCTGCCCGGCGCCAAGGTGCTGTTGGCCGACGGCTCGCTCAAGCGGATCATGGACGTGCGCATCGGCGACCGCGTGCGCGGCCGTTGGGGGGTAAACACGGTCAAGGCGCTGACGCGGCCGTTGCTCGGCCACCGCACCATGATCGTCGTCAACGAGACCCTGTGGAACACGACGGACCACCCGATGTGGACCCGGCAGGGGTGGAAGCTCGTCGACAAGGACTATTGGCTGGCGCACGACGTCGGCCCCGCCAAGGAGCTGTTCGGCAACGATGGCGAAAGCCTCGGCTTCTTCGACCATCCGGGCCTCGACCCGGATGACGTCGGCATCATCACCATCGGCATGGACATGGCGACGCCGGGCGGCTTCACCGCTCTGACGTCGCTGCGCTTCGACCCGACCGTCCCGCCGGAGCAGCAGCTCTATGGCCTCGTGCTCGACGGCGACCACATCTACTACGTCGACGGCTATGCCGTGGGCGGCTGGGCCGAGCGCGACATCGACTATCGCGGGAGGATCGGTCTGTGACACAGCTCGCCCATTGCACGCGGCCTCGCGGCCCGCACGTCATTCACCGCGTGACCACGACCGCCGACGAGATTATCGGCTCGGTTTGGTTTCCGGCCGGCAGCACCGAGCCCACCCAGGAAACGCTCGACGTTCCCATCCCCATCCGGTCCCGGTTTCGACCGGCGACGCCGGATCAGATCGTCGTCTCTTCCGAGCGGCTGGGTGCCTCCGCGGCCTATTCCTGGCGCTGGACGGGGACATGGCGCCTCCACCTGCCGACGCTGCGGGCGCTGCGCGCTTGGTCCGAGCCGACGGTCTGGGTCATTCCTCTGGCCACCGACGGCACGCCCGGCATTCCGGTCTACTTGATGGCTGAGACCCTGCCGGCGCGGGCGACCCCCGACGCCTACCTTAGCCCGTTCGACGTTGGCCCGCTCTGCGCCCTCTTCGTTCCGAGCGCGGAGGCGGCGATCTGGGAATGCGGCTTCCTGCTCTACGCCAAGGAAGGCTTGCCGGTCCCGAGTGTCCTCACCGAGGCGAGCACCTTCGACGCGATGGCCGCCTCCGTCATGCCGGCCATAACCATGACCGCGCCGGCTGAGATCGCGCCGGATCAGGCCGACGAGGTCACTCTGTCCGTGACGCGGGCCGGCCTCCCGGTCTCGGCCGGGACGGTCTTCCTGGAGGCCACCGCCGGCTACCTGCCGAAGCGGCGGGTCGAGGTCAGCAATGGCACGGCCCGGTTCCGTTTCAGCGCCCTCGGCCTGGAGGCCGGCGACGAGATCAAGCTCAAGGCGGGGTGGCGCTACATCGCCGCTGTCGCCGAGACCATCGTGAGGGTCGCCTAATGCGCCATCTCATCAAGCTGCAGGAAATCAGCGGCGAGCGCCGCGATGCCGTCCTCTACGACACCGCCGCTTCGACGCTGACGTGGCTTGACGGGACGCCTGTCGCGCTGGCGCCGCTCGGTACCGCGTTGCAGAAAGGGCCGATGGCGGTCGCGACGCCGGCGGTCAACGGGGCGGCGCTGCCCGGCCGAAAGAGCACGCACCTGCGCCGGATCAACATCCAGCTCGGCCTGACGTGCAACTACTCCTGCTCCTACTGCCTTCAGCGGCACCAGCCGGAGGGCGCGGCAGCGCATGTCGACGACGTCGCGGTCTTCATGTCGAAGATGGACGGCTGGTACGATGGCGGCCGAGACGGCAAGGGCGCCGGCACCGAGATCCGCTTCTGGGGCGGCGAGCCGTTCGCCTATTGGAAGATGCTGCGGCCCCTTGGGCTGGCCGTCGCCGAGCGCTACCCGAACGCCCGGCTGGCGATCATCACGAACGGCTCGATCCTGACGCCGGTCATCCTCGACTGGCTCGACGAGTGCGGCATCAGCATCGCGATCAGCCATGACGGGCCGGGCCAGCACCTTCGCGGCCCCGATCCGTTCGACGACCCGAAGCGGCGCGAGAACATCCTCAAGGCTTATGACCGCCTGTCGCCCAATGGGCGCGTGTCGTTCAACTGCGTCCTGACCCGCGAGCATCACGACCTGTCGGCCATCTACGACTGGTTCGCCGAGCGCCTGGAGGGCCGCCCGCTGCATCTGACGACGGAAGGCATGGTCACGCCCTATCACGCCGAGGGCGTCGGTACCGCGCCGGCCTGGCTGGATGTCGGGGCCATTTCCGCCCGGATCGCCAGCTCGATCATCTCCGGCAAGGGCCGCGCCTTCGGCTCAGTGCGAACCAGGCTCTCCGAGTTCCACCAGTCGCTGGTCGACGGCCGGCGCGCCGATAGCCTCGGGTCGAAGTGCGGCATGGAGCGGCCGGACTATATCGCGGTCACGCTGTCGGGTGACGTCATTACCTGCCAGAACGTGTCGACGGCGGCGACGGCGCCGAACGGGCAGTCCCACGTCGTCGGCCATGTCGACCAGCTCGACGATGTCAGGCTCACCACCATGACCTCCTGGCAGTACCGCGACAACTGCCGCAAGTGCCCGGTCGTGCAGCTCTGCAAGGGCAACTGTTCCTTCCTGCAGGATGGCATGTTCGCCGCCGCCTGCGCCGCGTCCAAGTCCTATGAGAGCGCGATCCTAGCGGCGGCGCTCTTCTTCCTGACCGGCATGGTGCCCGAGCAGATCGAAACGATCGACGACGCGGCTCCGGCGCTCGAGTTGCGCCTGTCCCCGCTGGCACCGCCTAAAGGCGATGACCAGCGGGGAGCCTGGGGATCCCGGCATTTTTCTTGATGGTCTCAAGCAGTGGTTAACGCGCGATTAGGGCAGCCGACCGCGATGCGGCCAGCACAAAAAAATGGCCGCGCTCTCGCAAGAGACGCGGCCAGTTTCCCGATTGTGAGCCCAGGGACGGGCGTAACGGCCGAGTGCCATCTTGGTTCCGTGCGATCGTCTCCGGACCACAGAAACGGCCGGCCACCCTTGTCCGCCGACGGCGATTCATCATTTGTCGAACAGGGTGCTTCGGGAGGGCAAAGAACAAGTGCCGAGCATCACGTCCGCATCCGACACCAGCACGGCCAGTCTCTGCTCCAGAAGCAGCAACTCGGCCTCTGCCGCCTGCCGTCGGCAAATTTCCAGCGATGCTCTGATGGCTTCCGTCACGGCCTTCTGCTCGGGCGTCATCTCATTCATCTCTGCTGTTTGTAGAGTGAAGTTGCCGGCTAGGCAGGTCCCCGAGCTCCCTGGGGACCGGAGCGTCGTGGCGCGCGGCGACAGGATAACCTGAGCAATTGTGGCGTCGCAACCGCGATGACGGGTGCTTCCGTCGGCCGCGTCGATTCGGCTGAGCCCCGTTCGATCAGAACGGTCGACGTCTCAAAAAAAGGAGCGAAGCGGCTTGTTGTTGTCGTTGCCGCCTCGCCCCGCTCCCCCGCTTGGGATTGTCCAGTGTAGACTACCGGCGTTGCGCAAGATCGGCACCTGAGGCGAAATACGCCGCTCCGTAAGGGCAACTCGGGGGCGCGTTAGCATTTGAAGCCTGCCCCGCATCGGACGGAAGCACCGATCAGAAATAGGTTAGGGCGGCTCGGTATCGCCAAGAAAATAGGGGCTGACACCTGTCAGCCCCCGGAATTCCTCGCCCCAAGCCCACTGTGACCCCGATCACGTCACTACGCAAGGGGCCGGTTTCGAGCGGTCCCGCAGATCCGGGGACCCCTCATGGCTGCCACCTCGCCCTTCGTCGGCGTCCGCGTTTTCAGCGACCTGTCCGACAATGTCGTGTCTATCGACGCTCGCGGCGCCCGAGGCATCGGCATGGTGCTTCCGGCGCCGGAGGCAGACGCCGCGCTCTATCCGATCGGGCAGCCGGTCGTGATCGACACCTCCGACAGCACCGCCGTTGCCGCGCTTGGCGATGGCCTGGCCAAGGACGCGATCGCCCAGATCAACGCCGAGGGCGTTGTCACCAATGTCATCTTCGCTCGCGCCCAGCACTCGGTCCTGACTGACGTTGACGCCAAGCTCGCGGCCGAGATCAGCGCCGTCGCCGGCAACGCCGCCGCCAAGAGCGGCATTTTCGCCCTGCTCGATGCCGGCGCCGTCACCGGCTACAAGCCAATCTCCATCATCGCGCCGGGCTACACCAGTCAGCGAACCGGCAGCCTGAAGAACGCGGTCGCTACCGCGATCGATACCGTCAAGGATCAGCTCGTCGACTGCGAAGGCATTACCGATGCGACGCAGTCAGCCGATGCTGATGCGCTCGCCTACGCCCAGGACTTCAAGACCTCCCTCGGCATGACGGCGTGCTACCCGGCCGTCATGGTCGACCTGGGCGCCGGTCCGGTCAGCCGGCCCATGTCGGCCAGCGTGGCGGGCGCCTTCATGCGACGCGACAAGGAGGTTGGAACTGTCTTCAAGGCCGCCTGGAACCGCCCTTTGAAGGGTATCCTCGGCACGACGAAGACCATCTCCTATCGCGACGGCGATCCCGACTGTCAGGCCAACGCGCTGGTGCAGGGCGGACTGCTCACCGTCATCGAAGGTACCACCCTCTGGGGACCCTACACGACCGGTCGTGACGCCACCGTCAAGGCGTACTCGTCCCGGAAGCGCATCCGGACCCGCCGCGCGATCGAGGCGGCCATTCTGCCGGCGCTGCGCGCCTACAATGCCGAGGACTATGGTGCCCACGCCGTCGCCCTCGTCACCGAGAGCCTGGCGCAATACTGCGAGGAGGTGAAGGCGCTCGGCGCCATCATCGACTACCAGATCGTCTGGGCACGCGGGCTCAACACGAACACCAACATGCGCGACGGCATCCTGCGGCTGAAGCTCCGCTTCGAGGAACTGCCGGAGCTGATCGACCTGCAGATCTTCTCCTCGCCCCAGCCCGAGGCGTTCGACGTGTTGGCGTCGGACATCGCCGTCGCGCTGCAGCGCCTCGGTAATCCCAACGTCATCGTCTCGGCCTGAGGTAGACCGCCATGAGCACCAAGGAACAGAAGGTCATCTGGGGCGGGAACGTCTGGCTGAAGGACCAGAACCTCGCCCTGTCCTGCGCCAAGTTCAAGCTGCCGGACCTCTCGCGCGCCATGGAGGATATCAACGCCTCCGGCAGCTATTTCGGGCTGCAGGTGCCGCGCGAGATCGAGGCCATGACCGCGACGGTCACGCTCAACGGCCCGGATAGCCGCGTCCGTATCAAGTTCGGCCGAGAGCCCGGCGACTGGAGCGAGTTGTACTACTACGAGCGGATCAAGGAGATCGTCGCGGGCGTCGAGATTGGCCGCGTCGTGTACCTCAAGGGCCTCTTCACGAAGGTGGAGCAGCCCGAGGTGACCCAGAACAAGGCCAGCGGCCAGACCGTGGCGACGATGACCACCATCGTCCACTACCACGACCGCGAGAACGGCAAGACGATCCACAAGTTCGACTATTTCAACAACACCGTCGTCGTCGACGGCGTCGACCTCACCGCGACCCACAACCAGCTCATCGCCTGGTCGTAAGTCGTCGCCCAACTGGGGCCGGCAACTCCCGCCGGCCTCAGCTTTTTGCCGAGGATCCCATGACCGAAACCGACGAAGCCATTCCCCTCCCGCCGCCCGAGATCGTGGAACAGATGATGGGCCCGAGCGCGACGACGGCGCCTTCGCCCTCAGCGCCGCCCATGTCCGCCGCCCAGCTGAAGTTCACCGGGGAGAAGAAGTGGACCGTCGTCGTGCCGCTCGAGTTCCCGTTCGAGCACGAGGGCCGGCTTGTCGAGGTCGTGACCGTCCGCCGGCTGACGGTCGCCGAGATGGGCGCCCTTGCCAATGCGCGCGGCGATCAGGTCACGCTGTGGGACGCCTACGCCGCCATGACCGGCCTGCCGGAGGCGGTGTTGCGCGGCATGGAGGCCGGCGACGGCGCCGCTGTGACGGACATCACCTACGATTTTTTGCCGCGCCAGTTGCGGACGGCCTGATCGCCTCGCTCCTCGACTGGCGCGCCTACGCCGCCCGCGTCGCCGCCACCCTGTCGACGCCGCTGCCCGTGGTCCTCGCCATGGAGTGGCGCGCCATGATCGCCTGGTACGTCGAGGCGCGCGCCATCGACCGTGAGACCTGGGGCCTCTGGAGGGTCGACAAATGACCAACTTCGACGTCTCCGTCCGCGCCAAGTTCGTCAACCAGATGGGTGCTGGCGCCAAAGCGGCCGAACGCGACCTGCAGCGCGTCGCCAAGGGTGCCAAGGATATCGGTCGGGCGGATTTCGGGACGAGCCTGCGCGCCCAGTTCCAGCACGTTGCCGACGGTGCGCGTCGGGCCTCTGAACAGATGGAGCGCATCGGCAAGGTGGCCGTCGGTGTTACCGCCGGCGTCGAGACCATGCGCCGGATGCTGACCACGGCCGCCGAGGCCAGCGCCGATTTCGACGACAAGATGATCGACATCGGCCAAAAGACGGACATGTCCGTCGATCAGATGCGCAACTACTCCGACGAGGTCAAGAAGATGGCCGAGCGGATGCGCGTCGCGCCGATCAGCATGGCCAACGCCATCGATACGGTCCTCAGCTCGATTTCGGATCTGGAACTCGGCACGAAATTGAGCGAGCTGGCAGTCAAGGTCGGCAAGACCTACCGCGTCGCGGGCGAGGAAGTCTCCGATGCGATGGTTGCCATGTATTCGGGCATGGAAGTGCCGGCCAACCGGATGGAGTTGGCGCTCGGTCGCATGGCTCAGGCGGCCGCCGACGGCCGCTACGAGATCAAGCATTTCGCCAAGGGTATGCCTGAGCTTGCCGCGCAAATGAAGAACGTCGGCCAGCTTGGGCTGCCGGCAGTGTCTCGGCTGTCGGCCATGCTTGAAGTCGCGGCCACGGCCGTCGGCGACCCCAATCAAGCCACGACAAACGTCCAGCAGATGCTGGCGAAGTTCCAATCTCCCGATGTGCGGCGGAACTTCAAAAAGAAGGGCATCAACGTCGAAAAGCTCATTGAGCGAACGAAGAAGGAAGGCGGCGACATCATGGAGACGATCTATGCCGCCCTGATGAAGGCGACGAAGGGCGATCCCGGGAAAGCCATCAACTTCTTCGGCGACGAACAAGCTCGCGCCGCTGCTGTGGCCTTGATGCAGAACATCGAGAAATACCGAGAGATGCGCGACCGGTACAACGGCATCACGGCGCCCGACAAGCTCAATGCGGATCTCGCGCGCCGCGAGGGCGGTGCAGGCAACACCTACCGCACCTTCGGCGAGCGCTGGACCGCGCTCATGACCGCGATTGGCAAGGGCGTCAATGAGTGGCTGGCCCCGGCCGTTGACTTCTTCGGTAAGCTCGCGGACCACATCACCCGCGCCGCCGAAGCGATGCCGAAGCTCGCCGGCGCGCTCGCTCTTGCCGGAGCGGCGTGGGCCGGCTTCTCCGCTTTCAAAGCGGTGACGGGGTTGCTCAGCAGCATCGGGGGGGCGGGCGCTTCCGGCGCCGCCGCCGCTTCCGGTGGTGGTGCGGCAGCGACCGTCGGCGCTACGGCAGCGACGGCTGGTCGCTTCGGGCTCATGCGCATGCTGGGCATTCCAGCGCTCGCCGCCTACGGCCTCAACGTCGCGGACCCGAAGGGCAATCTCTGGGGACTGACCAGCGGCATCGACGAGTGGGTCAAGAAGCGGTTCGGCGTTGATCCAACGAACATTCCGTTGCCGGAGATTACCAAGGCCCCCAAGGTCGATCCGGCCAAATGGCTTGAGCTGCAGAAAAAGCTCTCGCGAATGGACCAGAGCATCGCGGACGTCGAGAGCGGCAAGAAGCCGACCGCTATCCCGCTCGACACCCTGCGCGGCGCCCGCGCCGCCGTGAAGTCGCAAATCGACAGCATCGAGGCCGAAATGGGCAAGGTGGACGGCATGACCGCCACGCCCAAGATCAACGTCTTCGAGATCGAACGCGCCCTAAAGCTGCTTCAGGACCTTCAAGGAGCGATCCGTGGCGTCGGCGCCCCGTCGCCAAGTTTCATGGACAATGCCGCGCCATCGCCGAAGGCCGGCGGCGACAGGCAATCCTCAGCGCCGAGCAACCGGACCTATAACGTCTCGGGCTACAGCCCGGCCGTCGTTGCCCGCCGCATCGCGCGGGAAGAGCGCCGCGCCGCCCGTGAGACGCAGTACGGCGCCTTGCATGATCTGGGGGCGCTCGCATGAGCCCGGACTTGATCTCGATCGGCGGCGCCAGGCTGCGCGGCATCGGCCTGAAGCCTATCCGCATTGCCCGGCGTTCCGAGGTGCGGGTGCCTGGCACGCCCGTGTTCTACGACATGGACTATCAGGAGACCGGCCTCGGCGAGCGGACCACCCATCTCTCCGTTGAGACGCTTCCACATCTGCTTGGCGGCATGGACGCGCTCGCCATCATGGAGGGCCACCATCTGGCCCGCGCCCAGGTCTCCTATATCCGGCTCGCTGCCAACCTTTTGGCGCTGAACCAGGGCCTCGTGATCATTCGATCTCTCGACGTCGATGAAGAGCAGTTTCACCCGGCAGACGGTGTCGGCCGGATCGTCAGGGCCGAGATCGAGCTGCTCCACACCTCTGCTGTCGGCCGCCCCTTTGGAGCCTCGACATGAGCGACCAAGTCTACACCGTCGGCCATGCCGCTCGGCTCGACACGATCGCCGAGGCGATCTACGGCACCGAACGGACTGGCACCGTCGAAGCGCTGCTCTCGGCCAATCCCGGTCTCGGCGTGCTGTCGCTGTTGGTCCCGCGCGGCACCGTCATCGTCGTGCCCGATCGGCCTGTAGCGGCGAGTTCCGGCTACACGCGGCCCTGGGAGTGACCATGCGCCGCCCTCTCATTCAGGTCATCAGTTCGGCCGGCCGCGATATGGTTCCGCTCTGGGGGGCCGCGCTCGCCAGTGTCTCAATTACCGACCAAGCGGGCTACGAAAGCGATCAGGCGGTTCTGACCTTTCGCGACACGCCGCCGAGATGGCAGGCCCCACCAAAAGGCACGCGATACGAGGTTCGGCTTGGCTGGTCGACCGACAGCATGGCCGTCACGGGGATCTATACTGTCCAGCGCGTTGGGTTCTCCGGCTCCCCCGACGAAGGGACAGCCATGCGGGTCACCTGCCGCGCGGCCGACTTTCTGGACAAAATGAAAGAGGTCGACACCGAGCACTTCGACGGGAAGACGGTGGGCGAGATCGTCAAGGACTTGGCTGGAAGGATGGGGGTCGCGGCCGTGGTTGCTCCGGCGCTGGCAGGCATCGCCATCCCCTATCGGATGCGGTTTCAGCAGTCGATCGGCGACTTCCTGACGCACCTTGCGGATCAGGTTGGCGGCATCATCAAGCCCCAGGCGGGTAAGCTCCTCGTGCTGCAGCGCGGCTCAGGCCAATCCGCTGGCGGAAAGACGCTCCCCGCCATCACGGTGACCCATGATCCGCTCTACGAGTTCGAGGCCGAGACTGAGCCTCGCTCGCAGTTCAAGGATGTCGAGGGCGGCTGGATCGACCCGAAAACCGGGTTGCGGACCGCCGCCCGCCGCTCCGGCGGATACGCGGCCAGCCGGACTGCGGTCGTCCATCCATTCCCGTCAAAGGACGAGGCAGAGTTGGGCGCAGATGCCGCAGCCCAGGAGCAGGGTCGCAAGTCCGCGACGGCGCGCTTCTCCATGCCTGGGGAGCCGCGAGCTGTCGCCGAGGCTCGGGTAATCGCGAAGGGCTTCGGCGCCGACATCGACAGCGTGGCCTGGGTCGCGTCCAGCGTCAGTCATGAGGCTCGGCCTGACCAGGGCTGGCGCACCGAGATCGAATGCGAGACGAAAGGAAAGGGAAGCGAGAGCGACGACGACGATTGAGAACGGAGGCCGGATTGCTCCGGTCGCGGGCCTGCCTGGAAAACTAGCCCGCGAGACGCAGAAACGCTCAACGTCCCCCCGCTGCCGTCGACGGCGAGCGTAAGGGACATGAGTCGAGGAGGCCCCACAAGTGGAGGCCATCAGGTGCGCTGGATGTAGCGCACTGCTTTTTCGAGCCGAGGCCGGAGCGGTCGTTGGCGTGGTCGAGGTGAAGTGCCGGCGGTGCCGGCGGATCAACATTCTGAGGCCGGCAGAGCCCCAACGAGAGCGCCGAGAGCGTCGAGAGGATGACGCATGCGCTTTCGTATCGAGCAGTTCGGCAATGCCACCCTGATCCACGGCGATGCCCTGGAGGTCCTTCTTTATCTGGCGGGGCGGCGCTTCGGCGCCGTCCTGACAGACCCGCCCTACAGCTCTGGTGGCAATGTCCGCGACAAGGCTATGCCGACCAGTGTCAAATACCTCCAGAGTGGCAGCTCCAGCCGCTATCCCGAGTTCCAGGGAGACACGAGGGATCAGCGTTCGTTTCTGGCGTGGTCAACGATGTGGCTCGGCCGCGCCCGCGACCTGGTCGAGCCCGGCGGCCTCGTTGCCGTGTTCTCGGATTGGCGGCAGCTGCCCGTCACCACGGACGCTCTCCAGTGCGGCGGGTGGGTATGGAGAGGGGTAGTCCCCTGGGACAAGACGGAGAGCAGCCGGCCGCAACGAGGCCGCTACCGCAACCAGACGGAGTTCGTAGTGTGGGGGAGCAACGGCGCCCGGCCGCTCACGGGAGCGGTGGCACCTGGTGTATTCCGCATGCCCGTGCCTCGCGACAAGCAGCATATCGCGGGTAAGCCCGTGCCCCTGATGGCCGGGCTCATGGGACCGATGGAGGGACCGGTGTTGGATCCCTTCGCTGGCTCGGCGACGGTCGGCGTGGCCTGCCTGGAGGCGGGCGTGGACTATGTAGGGGTCGAGGTGGATGAGGCCTATTTCGACATCGCCTGCCGGCGGCTCGAAGGGGCCTCAAGAGCCCTGCAAACTGCTGCCACCTGATCTTGCGCGCCGCGCCACGCGATTTTGCGCGCTAAACCCTGCCCGCCGCGAACGATGACGTTCTGACGGACCGACCCGCCGTATTGACGCTCTTCTGGCGTGGACATATTGTCGCGGTGCGATATATCGTACTACGATAAAAAGGAAACGCTCCATGAGAAGCCCGTTCAATCGCGCAGCGCTCCTCGCGCTGGGCGCCATCGTGACCTTACCGCAGGCGGCCCTGGCCGACGGCGGCGATACCCTCCTCGTCGATCGCGCCGCGTTCGAGGCCGAGATCGCCGGTAAGCCGGTCGACCTGTTCACCCTGCGCAACAAGGCCGGCATGCTGGCGCAGGTGACGAACTATGGCGCCAAACTGGTCACGCTCATCACACCCGATCGCGATGGCCGCCACGCCGACATCGTCATGGGCTATGACAGCCTGGATGGTTATCTGAAGGGCAACGCCAATTTCGGCTCCACCGTCGGCCGCTACGCCAACCGCATCGGCAATGCCAGCTTCACGCTGGATGGCGCGACCTATGCGCTGACCAAGAATGACGGCCCCAACACGCTGCATGGCGGCGCCGTGTCGTTCCGCACCGTGGTGTGGACGGCGACGCAGAGCGATCCGGCGAGCGTCGCCCTCACCTACCTGTCGAAGGACGGCGAGGAAGGCTATCCCGGCAACCTCAACGTCCGCGTCGTCTACAGTTTGACCGACGCCAACGAACTGAGGATCGAATACCAAGCCGTGACCGACAAGGCGACGGTCATCAACCTGACCAACCACTCGTTCTTCAACCTCGCCGGCCACGGCAACGGCGACATCCTCGGCCAAGCGCTCGAGGTCAACGCCTCCAACTACACCCCCGTGAAGGCCGGTTTCCTGCCGACCGGCACCATCGCCTCCGTCGCCGGCACGCCCATGGACTTCCGCAAACCGACCGCCGTCGGGGCGCGCATCAACGACGATTTCCCGGAACTGCGCCTGCCGGCGAAACCCGGTTACGATCAGAACTTCGTCCTCGACAAGCCGGCGGGCGACCTCGGCTTCGCGGCGCGGGTGACGGATCCGAAGTCGGGCCGGGTGCTGGAACTGCTGACCACCGAGCCGGGGCTGCAGGTATTCTCCGGCCAGAACTCGACGGGTCAGGGCGGCTTCGTCGGCAAGCGCGGCGTGCCGTACCACATCTATTCCAGTTTGTGCCTGGAGCCGCAGCACTTCCCGGATTCGCCGAACCAGCCGACATTCCCCTCGGCGGTGCTCAGGCCCGGCGGCTGGTACACGCAGACGTCGATCTACCGCTTCTCCACCGTGAAGTGA